TCTCATAATTTCATTGCTTTTAAAATTATGGTGCAAAGGTAAGAACTTTTACGATAAAGGGCAAGGTATAAACGCGGAGCCGCTTACCAATGGTTGTGGCAATGTGGCAATGATTATATATATTTGTGTCAATAAGATAAAGACTATAATATTAATAATCAAGCACTTATCATTTTTGCCACAATTGCCACAAATGAATATGGCAAAAATGGGTCGCTCGAAAAAAAAATGTTTTTTTCCTCTCATTTCGGGCATTTTCTCCCATGTTTTTGGGAGAGTTTGATTTCTTTTTTGTAACTTTGCATAGTTTTAAAATAAAAAATATGAGCAAATTCTTAGTTTACATCAAAGTGGAGCCATATCTGCGCCAATGGCTTCAAAATTCCTTCGGTGACCCTGTAGAGTTCCCGGCCAACAGCAACGAGAATGCGGTACTCCGCAGATTCACTTCCAAGAGACCTAGCAGCATCAATCCTGAGCAACCGACAGAGGATATGATTGGAATTTGTATTCCGGCTTCTAAGTACAAGAACCCGGAGACATACAATTATATGTCTGAGTCTGCTAAGCAGGCACTCGCTGAGAGCATCAGTGATCTCTTCCGCATGAATATGTGGAAGGAGCTTGGAGACCTGTCAGATACCTCATGCAAGAAGATGACTGCATTCCGCTCATGGTGCTGCATGCACGGCATTGATGTCGAGTATGCCGAGACCGTCCGCATGAAGTGGTACCGCATGCTAAAAAGCTACCAAAAGCATGGCGTCAATCTTTTCTCTCATAAAAGATGTAAAAAAGAGGATTTTTAGGCTAAAATTCTCATCTACCATCTACCCTAATATGTTCAGACACGCACACCTGCGAACGCATGCGAACAGATGCGCACAATATTCACTTTTATACATTATATATATATATGAAGAGACTTAGTTATATCTGCAAGGTGCAGCGAGTTCCTATTACGGAACTTCCGTTCACGACACTTCTTCATAACAGAACCTTTGAGCTTCCTGATAGCATACCATGGAAGGAAGTCAAGTGTCAGAAGCCAGCGAAGCTGGAGATAACAGACAAGTTGGAGGATGGCGAGCGCATCTACACGCATAAGCTGACTATCAAAACTTGTGACGAGGACATGGTTAGCAAGATTCCATACGCATACCTCGTGACAGACCTTGAGAGCCGAAAATATCTCATCGGTACAGGAGAGAGACCATATCCTGTCATCACAGAGAGTGAAGTCCATCCAGATTCTTACTCCTCATCAACGCTGATAGAGGTGACGATTTCGTGGGTTGCGAAGCGAAAAGCACCGAAAATAGCATAGTTTCCGTGTTTTTAAAATCGGCAATTGCCGATTATCTTTGCACAAAAAACAAAGCTCATGAAATATGGTATGATGATTTGCGGTACCATTGGAGCCGGCTACGACTGGTGGACTGGCAACTACGGTACTCGCTCCAAAGATGTCAAGGCTTACCTTGACGCTCACCCAGACGAGGAGGTTGATATCGCTGTCTCCTCGCCTGGTGGCTACGTCGATGAGGGATTGACCATCTATCAGCTCATCAAGGACCATGGTCATGTCAACGTCCATATCCTCGGCATGACAGCTTCCATCGCTACAGTTCTCTGCATGGGAGCCAAGCATGTTGATATGTCCGTCGGCAGTACCATGCTCATTCATAATGCTTCGACAGGTGTCGCAGTCTGGGAGTCAGCCAACAAGGCAAAACTCGATGAAATCATCAAGGATTGGCAGAAGCAGCGTGATGGTCTCGACACCATCGACAAGGTCATTGCCTCCGTCTATGCCCAAAAATCGGGCAAGACAAGCGATGAATTCCTGGCACAGATGGACAAGGGCAATTGGCTGAGTCCACAGCAGGCATTGGAGATGGGGTTGGTTGATGAGGTCAGGGACCTGGACGAGGAAGACGAGAAGCGTCAGACTAATCTCGCAAAGAGATTCACTAACGCCTACTGCTCAGACCTCGGTCTCCCTCCACTTAAGGGAGTGACCGCTAACGACGAGCCGTCAAAAACATTCCTGGAGAAGGCATTCGCCTCTCTTAAGGATATGTTCAAGAATAACAATACAATTTCAAACATGAAGAAGAAATTCCTCAACCTTCAGACCATCCTTGACCGCAAGGATGATTTTGAAGTTACCGATGAGAAGATTACTCTCACCGATGCAGAAATGCAGAAAATCGAGGATAGCCTTGTTCAGAAGCAGAAGGACTTCGAGGAGAAGTCAACTGCTCTCGACACAGCTGAGCAGAAGGTCAAGGACCTCGAAGCTCAGATTGCCGAGAAAGACAAGACTATCGAAAACAAGACTAAGGAGATCGAGGACTTGAAGGGCGCACCAGGTGCAGAGACCGTGGATGAGCCTACAAGCGCACCTCAGGCTTCTCCTCGCGACTGCTACAACGCATTATGTGATATCTAATAATGGCAGAGCCTAAAAAAATTGAAATCACACCCGAGGAGCTCTCCAGGAGCTTCATCACTTATCGCAAGGATATTCTTCAGATGCCAGTCTTGGCGCTTGAAGAAGTTACGAAGTACATGCAGCTGCGCAAGGGTGTTCGCTATGTTGAAGAGGTAGGCGAGCTCGCAGGTGCATTTGAAATTGGTCCATTCTCTTACACTCGCATCGATGACGAGCAGGTGAAGATTGTTGGCCGAAAGCTGGAGACCTTCCTGGGCTCTGGCGTCAAGGAGTTCAACCCTGTTTCAGTTGTTCAGAGCATCTACGGCTCTGCTGCAGTGCAGGGTGATGCCCTCAAAAACACACCTATCACCAAATTGGTGGCTATGTACCTCTTCAAGTTGCTGGGCGAAGCATTCCGCAACAGCATCTTTACAGCGAAGCGCGACGATAAGGGCAATAAAACCGCTCAGCTGTACAACGGCTTCAAAACCATCGCTGATGCGGAGGTTCTGGCCGGCAACCTTGCAACAAGCAAGGGCAACCTCTTCAAGACTACAGCCATGACTGCTGAGAATGCGGTTGATGTCATTGAGGAGTTCATCGATGCCGCTGACGAGAAGCTGAGAGGTGAGAAGACCATTCTCTTCTGCAATAAGAAGAGCAAGACGCTCTATGAGCGTGCATACCGCAACACCTACGGACACCTCAACTACAACAAGGAGTTCAACAAGACCTACATCGATGGCGACCAGAAGTGCGAAATCGTGGGTCTATCTTGCGTTCCAGATGGCTTCAAGCTCATCACACCGAAGAATAATATGCTTGTCGGTATCGCTACCGAAGGCGAGAAGTGTAACTTCGAGATTGAAAAGAGTCTCCGTTCTCACTTCCTCCTCGACTTCGTCGCTACCATGTTCTTCGGTTGCCAGTATGAGTCTATCTCCAAGGAGAGAATGCTGGCAGGTTATGACGTTATCCCTACTGCATAGGGGTAGCGTCTGATTCAATAACATATACATTATATATATATGGCAAAGAAAACATGTGCAGAGGCAGCGAACCTCTATGAGGACGTTCTGCGCTGCCCTGGTGTCAAGCGACTGCCAGGTACTCGCGCCTACGGCTGGCTGATTCGTCGCGCATTCATCACCGTAATGGCAGAGCCGCAGAAGGAGAGCGCAACTGCGCTCAAAGACTATCTTGTCATCAAGGATTCACACACCTTAGCCGCTGATAAGAAGTGGATCAAGGTCGAGTTCCTTCCTGACAAGAGCAGCATCGCTCCGGAAGCTCAGGGCGAGGAAGGCAGCAAGACCATGAACAACAAGGCGACTCTGGTACTTCCAGGTACCGAAGAGGAGCAGCAGGCGCTTGCATCCATCCTCCTCAACGATGACTGCATCTTCCTCGTTCCTCAGCGAAACGGCAAGGTTCGTCAGTTCGGTGACGATGCCTTCCATGTGTCTGTCACTCCTTCAGCTACAACCGGTGCCTCCGTCACCGACGAGGCTAACACCACATTGGAGATCTCTGTTGCCTGCGACACCATGCCACCGTTCTATTATGGTGACATCGTTACAGAAGAGGGTACCTTCAGCGGTGAGACTTGCAAGCTGAAGACAGCAGTAGCAGCAGGTGAGAGTCGCTAGATATAGGATACTCTAATTCCTTTTTTCATATCTCATTGAATTGGCAGGGCGAAGCTAGCAGTAGCTCGCCCTGCTTTTTTTTAATAAAAGCAAAATGAACGATATCACATTCACCAACAAGGTCAAGGCGTGGTTCGACAGCGAACACACTGACGAAAATATCCGTGAGGGCGCAATGCTCCTCCTTCAGATTACAAACAACAGACATCTCTATCAGCAGATTATGATGCGACCTCAGCACAATCTGAAGAAGCTGCAGTATGAGTTGAATAAGCACCTCAAATATCGCATGAAGGGCTTGTCACTTGACGAAGTTCGCAAGTTCGATGAAGTTGTCACTCCAGTTCTGCAGGCAGCAGTTGACAAGGCAGAGCAGGCGGACATCGAAGCGGCAGCTGATATTCCTCACCTCCCAGTGACAGAGGCAGAAATCACCGATTCCATCGGTCCTTCAGCCATCATTGCACGAGGCAAGCGAGCTGATCACGACCAGCTTCCTGAAAATATTCAGCAGATTTGGGATGCCAATGCGGCACTTTGGAAAAAAATCAAAGAGCACTTTGAAGCTTGCAAGGCGTTCGACCAGTCTTGCGATCGCTACGAGAGTCTCAATGCAGCAAACGAGGACTTCCGCAAGATGCTTGTCACTCTTAAGGAGGAGTACTATGCCTACAAGCAGGGCATGGAAGTGTATGACCATGCCAGCCCGGCTGATGCCGAGGCACAGCAGGAAGAGAAGCAGTCTGATGCTGCCATCACCTCCAAGCAGATTGGCAATGCTCGCTCCTACATCACCAAGAACCTTGACCCGCTCATCGGATTGATGGAGGCTGGCAACACCGACAAGGCAGATGCCTTGCGAGCTAAGGTCAATGAGCGTGTGCAGCTCCTCATCACTGCCAAGGCAGAGATAACCGCTGATACCATCGCCAAGCTTCAGCAGGCTGGCATCACCATGGAGCAGCAGACAGAGAACGAGGAGCAGGCTGAGAAGCCAGAGCAGCCGGAGAGCGCAGAAGAGGAGGTGACAGATGAGGGCGAAGCAGATTCAGCAAGTCCTGAAGCTGCTCCAGGAGAGTAGCTCGCAGGTCTTCCTAGGTCAAGGGCTGCACGCCCTTGGCTTGTTGGGTTGGATTCTGGAGCAGACAGGTCCGGCAGACATAACCGTCACCACCTTCTCTACTTCCGATGCCTTCCTATGTGGTGTTGTCAACCTTCGCAAGCGAGGGTTGATTCACCACTCAGTGTTAGTCGCTGACGTTAAAGCTTCAAGTAAAACTTTAAAGCTAAAAGCCTTAATGACAGAGGCTTTTGACGAGGTTCGCCTAACGCTCAATCACTCCAAGGTGATGCTTGTCGCTAACGCTCAGTGGTTAGTCTCCGTGATTACATCTCAGAACCAGACCTATGGTGACCGTGCGGAATGCACGTTCATTTCTTGCGACAGAGGTGTCTATCACGATATCCAATCAATGCTCAATAATCTGATAGATGATTCGACAACAATATCCTTATCTAGAGGAGAGTGAGACCTATCTGCAGGCGGTCTATGACCTAGCCAAAACCATGACTCCGGTGGAGCAGGTTCCCATCCTCATGGATTTAGATCCGGAGGAGTCCATGGCGCTGCAGATGGAGCTTCAGGAGCCGCGCTCTCCTTATCGCAGACGCTATCTCAGAGGTTTAGCGGAAACCGCTAATGAGTTGCGTACCAACAACATTGCACTCGCCAATGTCGGTTCGCCTGGTGCTTATCAGTCAGTCATGTCTCAGCTATCTCAGATTGTTGCCAACCTCAGTTAGCTATGAGCTTACCGATTAATGTTGACGATTACATGAAGTACATGCCTCTCAACGAGGATGAACTTCAAGACCTCCACCTCTCTGCTATCGTCAAGGCGAGAGTGGAGCGACTTCGGGGATGCTACGCCTTTTGGCTCCGCTATCCCCGCTATTCTGTCCGTGAGATGGTGGATCAGGATAAGGCGATGTTCGGCATCTCCGATGCTCAGGCATACGATGATATCCATCTCTGCCAGCTCATGCTCGGCAACCTCAATGCGGCATCCAAGGAGTTCTGGCGATGGAAGGTCAACCAGGAGATTGACGAGGACCGCAAGGCTGCCAAGGCTGCTGGCGACTTCCGGGCACTGGCAGTGATGCAGAAGAACCGCATCAAGAACAACCGCACCGACACGCCTGATGAGCCTGAGCTTGCATTTGACAAGATTGTTCCTGTTGAGTTCCGCATGTCAGATGATCCTACGGTCATTGGTTTGCAGAAGATACCAAATCTTCGCGCAAAAATCAAGAAAATGGAGAAACGCTACTCGATGCCGGACATCGAGGATGCCGACTTCGAAGAGCTTCCACCAGATGATGACAGCAGCAAGACCTAAGGAGTTATACTTCAACGACATGCAGTCGCGCGCCCTACAGCTCATGCCCAAGACTCTCGTCTGCGAGTGGGGGCGAGGTACCGGAAAAGGTGTCGTGGAGGCAGGGCGCATCCTCTATGCGGTCCAGCACATGCCAGGCTCATGCCTGGGCATGGTGGCGCCATCCGTCAAGCGATGTCAGACCAACATCCTCCCCTCTGCTCTGGTACACCTGGAGGAGTGGGGATACAAGCGAGACGTCCACTACATCGTAGGCAAGAAGCCTTGGAAGGCGCTGCACTGGCAGGATCCGCACTTCCAACCGATGAACTGGGAAAATACCGTAGCCTTCTACAATGGAAGCTACCTCAACATCATCTCTCAGGACCGCAGCGGTACTTCCAACTCCCTCTCTCTCGACCATGTCTTCATCGACGAGGCGAAATTTATTGATTGGGAGCAGCTAAACAATGAGACGCTGCCGGCAAACCGAGGCAACAAGCAGCTATTCGGTGATTGCTGCCTCCACCATGGTCTGACAATTACTTCAGATACCTCTGCAACCAAAAAAGGTTCCTGGTTCATGAGCTGGGAGAAAAAGCAGGACAAGGAGTTGGTAGCTACCATGGAGACGGTCATAGTTCATTTGCATAGCATCCGCAACAAGCTGGCTGCTCACCCTGAGCGATATGACTACTACATGAAGGAAGTGCAGAAGTATGAGAAGATTCTTAAGTCTCTGCGTTCCTATGCGCTTGTCTATTCTCGATGCTCCAGCATTCAGAACCTCGCAGTGTTGGGCGAGGACTTCATTAAGCAAATGAAGCGAGACCTCCCTAAGATGACGTTCCAGACAAGCATCATGTGCATGCACGTGGGCATTGCACAAGACGGATTCTATTCGGGTCTCGATGAGGACAGAAACTTCTACACTGCACCGAACACGTCATTCCTGGACAACCTGCAGTATAAGTTCGACAAGCGAAAAGACAAGGTCGATTGTCGAACCGATGGCGACATTGAGGACGGTTTACCGCTAATAATAGGCTGTGATGCCAATGCCAACATCAACTGTCTCGTGACTGGCCAGGTGGGTTCAGACCAGAAGCTTCGCATCCTCAAATCCTTCTACGTGAAGTATGAGCGCAAGCTTCCGGAACTCACGCAGGACTTCTGCGACTACTACAAGTATCTCAAGAGCAAGCGAGTCATATTCTACTATGATGCTACCTTCGTAGGCAACTCCTATGCTACGCACACCGAGGACTTCTATCAGATCATTTCTCGCATCCTCCGCAAAAATGGATGGTTAGTCACTGAGGTCTATATCGGCAAGCCGTGGAACCACCTCATGAAGCAAGAGCTCATCAATCGCATGTTCAAGGGCAAGGCCAACCACATGATCCTCATCAACGAGGACAACAACGATGACCTCATCATCTCTATAGAGTCTGCTGGCTGCTACAACAACGGCAAGGATAAGCGAGGTGAAAAGCTTGTGGAGACTGATGAGGATAGGCTGGAGAACCGCACCGACTTCTCCGATGCCTTCGACACGGCCTGCATTGGCGCAGAGAAGTTCCCGCAGGCTGTACTCTATACCGGTGGCATGGGCTGCCATTTTTCTCGATAGTTTTGTTTCCATTATTATAGGTTTTAAAAGTTTATTTATTTTTTTTCCGTTTATTTGTGTAGGCTGTTGCTCGTGAGAGTAGCAGCCTTTTTTGTTTTGCATTCTTGGTGCAGAAGCGGTATCGCCTTTAGGGGCGATGGCTGTTTGATGCTTTTCCGTACTTTTTTTTAACTCATTCTCCGCAGCTCGTCAGTTTTCCCTCTCGAAATTTCCTGTGCAAAGGTAGCATCCGGGGATTCTAACCTGTGCATGAACCTGCGCAAACAAAAGCCAAAGATTCTTAACGCTATGCTAAATCTTTACCTTTTGTGTCCACAGAACCCCACACCTGTTAGCCTCTCCCGGTGCATTTTTAAGCACAGGAAAAATCGAAAGGGCAAACCGAGCTTTATACGGAATGAGTTAAAAAAAAATACTCCAAAGCAGGGAGTTGGAAAAATCTCTGGACTCCCTCGCATTACCAGAATAGAGTTTTAAACATTCAAATCTTTCAAAATATGAAACAGAATTATTTCATCGAGTACGTTCCCAACGCCTACATCAATCTTTGTGTGGACATGGAGCAGCAGAGAGCAAACAATCAGCTCATCTACGATTTCAAGGCAGGCAAGCCAGCCGCAACACGCTTCTGCGCTGAGTTATTAATCAGCTATCTGACAAGACATTATAGCACCATATTAAAGGACTTCGTGGTGGTCTTCGCACCTACAAGTGCACAATGGAAGTACAACAAGCGATTCGGCTATCTCGCAGCCATCTTGAATGCAGCAGGCATCGCAACCGCAAACGAGCAAGTGAGCATCTATGGCGAGCGCAAGCCTACCCACAACGGAGGAAGCCACTTTGTGAACGAGGCACTCTATCACGTCAGCATCAATGCAGACTTCTTCAAAGGCAAGAACGTGATACTCTTCGATGACCTCTTGACAAGCGGTCAGACCATCGAGAGCTTCAAGAAGCAGTTGGAAGCGGCAGGCGCTTACGTGGAGCGTGAAATCTTCGTAGGTCGAACCATCCACCACTGCCCAATCAGCAACCGAGGTATCTTGCAGGAGATGGAAGAAGGCTTCTATGAAGCCGTAGCACGTTCAAAGAGATGTTTCCCACAAGGAGTAAAAATCAATAAGTCTAACCATATTAATAATGTAGCGTAATGAAGAAGTATAGTAATATTCTAGCAGACGAGAGACCCGAGTACAAGGCAGCCAATTTTGGCTTCGAGTCACTTAGTAACACCGAGCTGTTATCCATGGTTATCAACCGAGGAGCAGGAACGACCGAGAGCCTAAGCCAAGCAAGGCAGCTCATGAACATCGCAGACGGAAGTCTGAGTAACCTCGCAAAGTTATCCATGGATGAAATGCAGGTAGTGCAGGGTATCGGAGACTGCAAGGCACTAGCAGTACTCGCAGCCATCGAGCTAGGCAAGCGCAGAGCAATAGAGCGTATGCCGATGAAGCCAGACCTCGGCAGCAGTCTAGCCATCTACAACTATCTCATGCCGCAGATGGCAGACCTAAAGGTCGAGCAGGCACATGTGCTGCTGATGAATCAGAACTTCCGACTTATCAAGCACGTGAAGATAAGCGAGGGAGGAATCACGGAGACAGCGGTAGATATTCGCATCATCATGCAGGCAGCAGTGAAATATGGTGCAACCATCATGGCACTAGCCCACAATCACCCGAGCAACAACGCCACACCGAGCCGAGCAGATGACCAGCTGACAATGCAGGTGAAGAAGGCATGTGATATAATGCGTATCTTCTTCATGGACCACGTCATCATCACAGACGGAAGCTTCTACAGCTATCACGACAAGGGCAAGCTATAGGAGGAGCCAGGGCAACATGGGAACATGTTGCCCTTATCTGATGAGCATACTCGCTGATGACCGCCAGTACACGGAAGGGGGATAAGGTCATTCGTGCGCTCGTAATTCGGTCGTTTGCGGTCATTCATTCGGTCGTTCGGCAATTGCCACACGAAAAAGTTGTTACATATTCCGCTATAAAAAACCAAGGCAATTGCGCCCGAGCGTAGGGCGGTGGGGGCTACCCTTACAGGGGTAGCACGCTCCTTTTTGTGCAACTTTTCAAAAATCTATGATTTTCAAGAAGTTGACAAAAATGACCGTGGAAAATTGGTGCAAAACACCAATTTTCGCAATCGGTTTCCAACCGATTGCCGCCCGAAAAATGGCGACTTATGACAATTCCTACAGAATTGCCACAAGAAACGCGCCATTTTTCGGGCGACCCCTCCATTGCATTCCGGGGTAAAAGAGGATGGGACATTTTTTGACATCATTCAAGAATGATGAAAGGAAAGAGGTAAATACATTTTTTGACATCATTCAAGAATGATGAAGAGAGGTAAAAACCGTGTTTGATGGGGATGAAATGTTAAATCTTAGTTAATATAACAAAAATGTTACCTAAATATTTGGTTATATATAACTTTTTTGTTACCTTTGCATCGTCGAAATGACAAAGAGTTCATTGATTTTATGAAAACAAAAGATTTGATTAAGAGACTGAGAGATGCGGGATGCGTCCTGTCTCGACATGGTGGAAATCACGATAAGTGGACTAATCCTAAAACGGGTAAGTCGCAGTTCGTGCCAAGACATAGTGGTGAGGTTCCTACGGGACTTGCCAATAACATCTTGAGAGACTTGGTTGGGGCTTAGCCCCAACCTTCCACCCTTAAATCCTTTTGTGTTTTGTGAGGGATATGGACTCTTTTTTATAAGGTAACTATATAAATAATATATTAATATGAAGGTACAGATTATAGTGGAGCAGGCATCTGATGGCAAGTTTTGGTGCTATACAGAGCAGGGCATCGGAAATGTTGGTCTGAGTGCCATGGGTGACTCTGTGGCAGCTGCAAAAGCTGACTTGATGGAATGCTGCGAGGAAGCAAGGCAGGATGCTGAGGAGAATGGCAAGGCGTTCCCCGAGGTGGAGTTTGAATATAAGTACGACCTTCAGTCGTTCTTCAATTACTTCTCTTTCCTCAACGTCTCGGACATCGCAAAAAGAGCGGGCATCAATCCATCGCTCATGCGACAATATAGCCGTGGCATCAAAAAAGCTGGAGAGAAGACTTACGAGCGTCTCACGGCATGTATGGCTGGCATTACTAAGGATTTACAGGCAGCCGTGTTCTAACATTGGCTGTTCTTTCATAAAAGTAAAAATGAACTCTTTAAGCCCCTGGTGCGTGACGCATCGGGGGCTTTTTCGTCTCCAAATGTTAAATCTTAGTTAATATAACGAATTTGTAGTATAATTATTTGGTTATATCACGAAAATGTAGTATCTTTGCAGTGTTAAATTAAACAAGTAAGTAATATGAAATGGAATGAATTGAAAAGAATTGCTATTGCCCACGGCTTTCAGTTTTACAAAGGTTTGAAAGGGCATGACCTCTACATTAACAGAGAGACCAAGAAAACAATCATGCTAGAGCGACATTGGTCACAAGAGGTTAGAAAAGGATTGGTAAACAAGCTTAGAAAGGATATCGGGTTTTAACCCGATTCCTTTTTAAACAAGAATATAACAAAACATTAAAATAGATTTCGTATGGATAAAAAATTTAAGGTTTCTATTGAGAAACAGAAGGATGGCAGCTATATTGCATATAATACAAATATGAGTGGCTGTACTATTATCGGCACAGGTGATTCTGTAGCTGCTGCAAAAAAAGACTTTTTGGAGTCTATGGCAGGTGTGGCAGATGCAAAACGTGAGTTGGGTGATGAGGTTCCGGAGGCTTTCTCTAATGTCCCAGACTACAAGTTTGATTTGTCTTCGCTCTTTGAGTATTATAAGATGATAAATGTGAGTGCTTTTGCTAGATTCGTGGGCATTAATGATACTTTGATGCGCCAGTACCGCAAGGGTAATACATATATCTCGGATGCTCAACTGCAGAAAATCGAAGATGGTATTCATCAATTAGGAAATGAATTTTCCAGACTTCAACTTGTTTAATTTAACACCTTGACTTTTGAGGTCTGTTGCCCTCGGATGGCTTGTCATTCGGGGGCTTTTTTTGCTCACCTTATTAATAAGGCGAGCAGCTTTCCCATAAAAATGTGATGGTTTTCCCCAACTTTTTGGGAAAATCGCTTGCAAATCCAATTATTTTTCGTAATTTTGCCGACGCAAAAAACAAATAAATACCCTCAGCGGAGGCTTCTCATGGTTTCTTAGAATTACATCATGAATATAAGATTGTTTATGAAACTATTCCCTTCGTGAGAAGCGGATGGTCAGGGTGCAGAACAGGGTGCGAAGTCTAGGAGTTCGCACATTTACTCATCCTGGTTCTGGCTTCGATGCCATGCACCCGCAATATTCTTTTTCAACAGTTAGATTATAGTCGATTAAATTTTAGGTTAAGGGTTTTTAGTTATTAAGCAAAACGATTCTTTACGCCATCGGTGCGTGATGTATAGATGGCCTTTTTTATGTTTTACAGCATATTTAAATGTTAAAATCAAGAGTAATATGGAAAAATAGAAAGAAAAATTTGGCTGATTCAAAATAATTCTGTAATTTTGCAGGCGTCTACAAGAAGATTAGATCTTCCGGCTGGGTGACCGTTATCGCCTATGGCTCAATAAGCCGCAGGCATTTTTTTTTGCCCATAAATATCATTTTCCCGGCATCGGGAAAAAGGTGTACCGATATGGCGGCTGCATGAACCGTAAGAGTGAAATATCCATCCGGATGCGTCATCTTCTTGTAGACAACGGGGAATGCAGCCGCCACCCGTATATATATCTGTGCGCTGCTCATGTCTACAAGAAGATGCAAATATGCAGAATTCAATTTTAATCAGCGATGCACTGAAGTCTCAGACATCAGGCATCACAGTAGAGGATGGCATCAAGGCCATCAAGTCAGAAATCAAGAAGTTCGCCAAGACCAAGAGCGAAACCTTCAGCTACTTGTGTGAGGAGACCGTCACCTATGGTGAGGTCGCCAAGACCATGCTAGGCATGGTGGCATTGCTAGCGTTCGTGTTCATCGGTGGCTTCTTATTCGGAGGGGAGGTTATGTAACATGGAAAAAAATAATATAAACTATTATGAGACGTTCACGAAAAAGTACCCAGATGTCGTTAAGACAACCATCGGTACAGTATTTCCTTTCAATACTGAGCAAGCAGCAAACCTCGCTGACTACGTCGCAGATCAGCAGAAGACAGCAGTCGTCGGCTTCGTCATTAGCAAGAAAGGCGTTGACATATACACTTCAGCTCAGCTCGCAGCCGAGCAGTCTAAGGTGGATTCCGTAGGTCAGAGCAACAACATGTTTGAAGAGACAAGCAGTGAGCAAACTGCTAGAAGATTACGTGATTTGAATGTTCCAGAAGAAGTAGTGAGTCAGTTTACCAAGAAACTTGACGACATGGCTGAAGAGGTGAAGCAGATAGGCAGAGAACTACAAGATGGGGATAAATTATACAATGTATCTAAATACATTGTGAGATTAGCTAGCATCATGCATAGATCTCATAAGCTTACGTCTGAGGAAATGGATATCATCGAGGAGTATAGAAAAAGAAAGGAGGAATGAGCGATGAGAGCGATGAAAGAAGAAACGAGAAAGCTCATATTTAACAAGAATGTTCCGATGAGTCTCATCGAGGAGTTCACCTGTAAGATGAAAGCTTTAACTGCTACGGCTGAAAAATTGAATTCAGTAATGAGAGAGACACAATCCTTTAGCGTAAAGCTTGGTTGTGTGGAACAAATGGCTCAGCTTCTTGAAAAAAGAGATGAAGCTGAAGCAGACTTCCTAAAGGAAGCAAGAAAGTATGTAAAGAAAGGAGGCGAGCAATGAAGAAGAAAAGATATAGCAGACAGTTGATTGCTAAGCTCACAGCCAAGGAGGTTCGCTCTTGTGAGTTCTACGCTAAGACTGGTCGCAGAATTAATGCTGCGAAGGTACAGATAGATTTCTATCGTGATAACAATGTGGTTGCAAAAGTGATATTCTGTGATGACCCTGCTCACAAGCAGACCGTCATCAGATGGTACACCAAGCAATACTTTGCGCTTCGTTATGGTGCCAGAGAGGCGAAGCCTATCAACATGACTCTGGCAATGTGGAGAACTTTCAGCAATAGATGATATGAGAAGAAAGAAGAATATCTATGAGCTGCAGAGTCAGCGTAAACGTATCATCATTGAGGCAACCAAGAGGTTGTCGGAAGCTGTCAATATCCGCTTCTCGTGTCTCTGCTTGCAGAGAACCATCGCGGCATATAGCGGTGCAGAAGTGCGAAATGGTAGAGATTCAAAGTTCAAGAAGCTCGCTGATAAGCAGATTCAAGAGCTTGATGATCTCATGCAGCATTACCTCCATCAGGAGCAGCGATATCAGAACATTATAGACAGCATCAGCTACTTCACCTGGCTCTTCTATGGAGCAAAGGAGAGATTGCAGAGTGGAGCTGATAAGCAGGAATAATTAGTAACAAACCCTTAACTTAAGAGATTATGAATGAATATGACGACAATGGAGGATTCGCTATCAGCCTCCTGGAAGCTTACTTCAAGTTCCGTTCCAACCTTCCGATGAAGGACAGAGAGACAGGACTTAACTACAAGAAGCAGTTCAAGACAACGCAGGACATCGCCAGTGAACTCGACGTCATGGGCGGTGTGCAGGTAGAGAAGATTAATAAGTACATGCAGCAGCATGGCTACGTCCTCGCCACTCTGCCAGACGGCACGGTGGCGTGGGCAATCTGGGAAAGAGTAATGCCAATTACTTAATGATATAATAATTTAAATAGCGATTTTTGTTGTTTTCGAGATTTTTTCGTACCTTTGCGGCACGAAAGATTTGAAAAGTTTAAAACACTAGCTTTTAGACGGCTGATTGCTCGAGAGAGTAGTCAGCCGTATTTTTATATATGGCAATTGCCATGTATCTTTGCACTAAAAAACAAATATGACCATCAAATCACTTCCGTCGGGCAGCGTCTTCCTCGAAGGCATCCCCGACATCGACATTCTTACAGCCAAAACTCGACTGGCTGTCTCCATCAAGGTGGGTAATTCCACCATGTACGAGGAACTCCTCTATCCGGCAGGAGGTGAGGTTCTCGTTGCCGATCTCGCAGACATTTTCCGACCACTTGCTAGGCAGAAGCTCTGTGTGAACGCAACCATCACCATCACGGAACAGAGCGTGGTAGGAGAGACAGAGACCAGCGAGGAGACCAAGACCGTGAACCTCACTGTCTATTATTCGACAGTTGACATCATTGGAGTCAACTGCACCGAGTTCCTTCAGAACCATTTTCTCACGCTCCTGGAGGGGCGCAAGACTACCGCCATCGGTCGCCTCGAATACCTGCACTACATGGGTACCGAGGAGGCAACCATCACCGCTCACTACTCTGGCACAACATCTACGAAAGTGTTTACCGGCACGGCCGTCGGAGGCAATGACATCTACACGACTCTCGACGTATCTCCAGCACGCTTCACAGCCGAAGGCCTTGACCTTCTCTACTACATAGTAGAGGCAGGCAATCGCTCCATGACGTTCATCATCGACCCGGAGCAGCCGGACTGCGCTCCGATTCTGCTCTTCACCAATTCCTTCGGCTGCCAGGAGTTGCTCTATTGCACAGGCAAACATGAAGTGGACCCTCAGTACACCAGGGATGCGGCATACATCGCAGGCTACAAGCTCAACTATCGCATCACGGAGCAGAGGACATTCAATGCCGACACCGGCTATCTCGGTACCGATATGGCCAACTGGGCTGATGACCTCTTCCGTTCCGACGAAGTCTATCTGATGAACTTCATCCATGGCAATTCTATTCTGGGCAAGCGTGTCACCTTATCAGACTCAAAGTCTAAGCGTGACAACCTCCATGACAGCATGCCTCGCTTCACCTTCAGCTACACCTACGCACAGAAGCAGCACAATGTGCTGGACCTTCAGCGTGGTGGCCGCATATTTGATAACACATTTGACATGACGTTCAATTAATGCAGAGAACCGCATATCACATCAACGAGGTGCTGAAGCTCCTCGACAAGGCAAAAGACGATGGCGCAACCGTCAACATGAAGGCGTGGACACAGGACGGGCAGACAATTGACTATACAGGATGGCTGGTCAGAGGTGGCAGCTGGAGAGGCGGATTCCATCGCCTCGTCAACCCTGCCAATGGCGAGGTCAGAACTGTTCCGGACATTTTTATATTTAATTTTTTAGGCAAACCAGTATATCTATGAGTGAAGATAGAGATAAATATCAGCTTCAGGAGATTGGCGCAAGCGGCAATCTCCTTCGTTATGCGATTGTAGCCGAAGGAGTATCCAAGGCAAGCAATTCGACAATCGAGCAGCAATATGGTTCAGATACCAGTTTCTTCGGATCAGGAGAGATTGGCGATGCTCGATATACAATGACAGAAGTCAATGGCAGGGAGATTGAGTACATCAATTATGGCGATGATGACAACATGCCATACGTCCTTCAGAACCTCCTCCGCAAGAACATGGTGGCTCAGAGAGCTATGGCTTTCAACGTCAAGTGCTGCTATGGCCAGGGCATCAGATTCGTGGACAGAGAGACTAAAAAGGACGTAACAACCGATGAAATCAGGGATTTCTGCCTCCGTAACTCGATTCACGAGGTCTTTATGCAGCAGGCGACCGATATGAAGTTCTTCAACTGGTCAGTGGAGGTCATCATCCTCTCCAAGGATCACAAGCGCATCGTCAATATCAGACACAAGGACGTGTCCTATTGCAGACTGCAGAAGCCGAACGACAGCGGCCGCATCGAAAATGTCATTTTCGGAGATTTCCGAAATTTCGGCAGCCCTATCAAGGGCGAGATCATCCCGCTCCTCGACATCTACGACCCGCTGGGCGACCTCCTGGCACGCATGGGCAAGGGTCCGGATCCTTATACTGGCATCACGGGCAAGGCGCCTCGTGATGGCAAAGATTGCAAGTTCGCTATCATCAGCCGCATGCCGACACCTGGCATCCAGTTCTATCCGGTACCCTACTACGCATCCATCTTCGATGATGCCTGGTATGACATCTACCGACTGATAGGCATCGGCAAGCGCTACATGATCAAGAACACGTCCGCACCTCGCATCCAGATTGAAGTCCACCGAGACTACTGGGATGACCTCTGCAACAATGAGGGCATCATCGATGCCGAGGCACGCAAGGCGCGCATCCTGAAGGAGAAGGATGACATCATCAACTTCGTCTGTGGTCCGGAGAATGCAGGCAAGGCACTCATCACCGGCTATTACTTCGACCCGAACGGCAAGGAGCAGCGCATGGTGCGCATCATCAACCTCAGCGATGGTGGCAAGAAGGAGGGTGGAGATTGGGCAGACGATATGTCCGAAGCTTCCAACTCTCTCTGCTTCGCACTCGACTGCCATCCGAACCTCATCGGAGCGACACCAGGCAAGAGCCAGATGAACAATTCCGGCTCCGACAAGCGAGAGCTTTTCATCATGAAGCAGTCTCTCGAGAAGTCCGAGCATGACATCATGGCCAAGCCATGGCATGTCATCCTCCACTACAACACATGGGCAAACCAGGGAGTGACATGCGATGTGCCTATGATAGAGCTGACAACGCTCGACAAGAACAAAGACGAGCAGAAATCATTAGTAACCAACAAAGGCAAGGAAAATGGCAAAGAAGATTGAAATCAGCAAGGAGCAGTTCGAGGACTGCATCCTTGTAGCGACCAGTTCGCACTCCGAAGTCTATGACTCCGTCAAAAAACATTTTGATGGCGCATACAACGCCATCAAAATGAATTTCCTAGGTGACATCGGGGAAAAAGCGCTTGATACCAATGATGATCTCAAGAAGAGTGTAGTCTATGCTGTATGCCTGAGTGCATTCCTGGAGGTAGTCAGACACCTAGACTTGGTGCTCACTCCTACCGGGTTCGGTGTTGTGGCTAACAGCGAAGTGTCTCCAGCCAGCTCTGGGCGAGTGGAAGCACTCATAGAGCAGTGCAGGTTGGCCAACATCAAGGCTCAGGACTTGATGCTGGCACATCTCTGCGATATTGCAGGGTGGGGGAGCACCATGCAGGCTCAGCAGAGCATACAGACAGTCTTGTGGAGCATCACCGGTTATTGCTATCTGACAAGACAGGAGTACATCGCGTCAAAGGAGTGGACATCCAAGCTGGCAGCCATGCAAGAGGCTGACTCCATCCTTCGCAAGTTGATATCCGACGAGGAGATGGATGATATCATGTCCTTAGTCAGAGGAGTGAGAGAGGGCAATGAGTTTGAGGGCAGTGTGCGCCTCATGCTGAGCCGCTGCATGATTATGCTTGCCAACGACATGCTGTCTGCATACTCCAATGAGCGTGCAAGACTGCTCTCATATCTAGACAAGAACCTCGATAAATTCCCATTATATGCGAATTCATCGGCATACAAGGCCAATCATTTTAAAGAGTTTAAGAATGAAAAATCAAAACCTGCCTTCGTTTTCAATTCGTGAAGATGGTACACAAGAGTTCAAATTCAAAGCGCCATCATCGTGGGAGGAACTATCAGATGATCAGTTGCGCTATGTCCTTAGCGTCATGGCGCTCCATCACGACAAAATCGTTATCAAATGCTACCTGCTCGCAAGGTTCTGCGGTCTTACCGTGCATAAGTACACCAGAACAGGATGGAAATGCAGCGTTAAGTGCGATGAAAGAGACGAAAATGGCGATACTAAGACTGGGAAAGTGCGCGAGAGAGTTCTATACATCAGCGCTGCCGAAATTCTCTCAATGCTCAAAAACTTCGATTTCATCGACTCCTTTACGGAGTTTCGGCCTCTTCAGGTCGCAAGTAACGTTTCACTGAAAGCAGTTGAGCGATTGCTTCGTGACATCAGCTTCTTCGATTATCTCAACATCGAGAAGAACTACCAGCTATTCATGCTTCAGCAAGAAGACAGATTCCTTCAGAAGATGGCACACCTCATGTACCGAAACGAAGACGGCTCCACCGATGAAACCGCCATTTTTGAACCTTACGAGCTTCTCGGAGTCTTCATGTGGTTCTCGAGCGTCAAGGAATATTTCGCTCTCAACTTCCCGAATTTCTTCAAGCCGGCCAAGGAAGGTGGCGAGTTGAAGCCGGAGGACTTGCTGCCTGCAATGCAGGCGCAGATCCGAGCACTCACCGATGGTGACATCACCAAGCTGCAGGCGGTCTATGATGCCGCCTGTTGGGATGCGCTCAGCGAGCTGGATGCCAAGGCCAGGGAAGCAGAGGAATACCGCAAACAGATGAAAAAATAAACACCATGACAGAGAAAACATTCGATTCCATCGCTTATTTTCAGCAGTTAACTGCCGAAAACAAGACGTGCAAGGCTTATAATTTTGTCGCAACGACTTGCTCCGGACCTGATTCCGTACAGGGCGTGATGCAGTTGTTCCGCAAGGCTTCCAACTTCATCATGGTCTCAGACACCGTCGATTCCAACACGCACTCAGCCGGTGGAGGATTCTTCGACCGCAACGTCTATACAGTCTGGATCCTCGCAGCCTACAAGCGTGATGACATGGCAGACAGAGAGGAGAAGCTGAACATCTGCAGATATATCTTCAGACAGTTCCTCTCCCGAATGCTGCATGACCAGCATCGGGAGGCATACGATGGTCAGATGGAGTTCCTGGACCTTCATCAGGTCTATTCGAGCGAGTTGGGCAGATACAGCATGAACGGAGTCACCGGTCTCTACTTCATGGTCAATTCCGACGAGCCGATAGACATACAATACGATGAGAACCTATGGCAGACAAGTCAGCAATAGATGACCTCCTCAGATACGAGCATGGTTGGGCTGATGCCATGGGCGACTTCTGGCGTGAGCGCATGGAGCGCCTGCGCACCATCGACACCGGAGCACTCTACCGCAGCATCAAGGCGCATATCGAGCAGGGCTCGACAACAACGATTGAACATAACTTCATGATGTATGGTATATATGTCGCAGCAGGCGTAGGACCAGCCCATGAGTGGTACCGATGGACCAAGGGAGTCAAAATTAAGCGTATCAATGGCGGAGATCTCAACTTTCTTGGTGCTGAATACAGAGAGGAGCAGGGGCTTGAAAAGCCAAAGAAGGTAGGTCCGGCATGGGGCGGTCGTGTCGCTGGTGGAGAACCGAAGGGTCCGCGCGACTGGTTCAGCCGCAAATACTACTCCTCTGTCATGAAGCTCAACGAGCATGAGGCAGCGTTCTACGGTGAGCGCTATCAGGGATTGATGGCATCAGCCATCACCGAGATGTTCACCGGCATCGGTGCGGCCCGCAACCTCTAGAGCGTATTTTTATCGGTTCGATAGATGTGTTATCTTTGCATCAAAAAGTAAAAATGGCAGAAAATCAGACCAAGGAAGCCCTTCAGACACAGTTCGAGGGCATCAGAGACGAGAGGCGACTGCAGGCCAATACCGCATACCGCATCGGTAACGCCTTCCTCTCCCTGCTTCACTTCTGCGCTGATGAGACCTCAGACAAGTATCTGAGCAAGCAGCATGATGATGCAGCCAAGGGCATGATAACATTCATGCGCGGACTCATAGCAGAGCAGATGGCGAGCTTCAAAGGTGGCGCCCAGTTCGGCAGCTTCTTCAGTTCCCTTGTCGCAGGCAAGGGAGCGCAGATAGACGCAAGTGGCAACGCTGAAGTCGAGAGCATCACCGTCCGAAGCTACATGAAGGTCATGGAGCTTATCGTCAACAGGCTGTCTGCCCTGGAGGGTGATCAGTACTTCACCGAGAGCGACACCATCGAGTGCATCGATGATCTGGGCGAGAACACCTATGGCCTGCACCTCAAGAGCAAGTATGACGGCTACTTCACAGCTCAGCACGAGGGCAATGTCATTCGAGGCATCGTCAACAATATCCTCTCTGCAGTCCAAAATGGCACGGAGGCAAAGTTCTACACCTCATGGATGCGCATCAATAGCGTCAATGCGACCAAGAACTACATCGAGGTCACATTATACGCTGACAGCGAAGTTCCAGGTGGCAAGAACTTTCCGCCATGCGAGCTGATGAATATTGCCAGGTATGGCAATCAGACTGTCGAGTCTCTGCAGAGCTGCTTCTACATATCCAGCTCTGAAGGGCGCATCGTCAAGCTGACAGGCGTCACCAAGCCGATTCTCGAGGACTACAACTATGGCATGACCTTCGGAGACCTGCCTGACTTCGTCAAGGCACTGGACCTGCCGCTTGTCAAGGGCAGAGATTACATCTATGCCGCAGGCATCGTCACGCAGGACATCATACAGATTGACTATCATGGCAAGCCGATAGTCACCTATGTGGATAGAGGCTTGTTCGATGCCAGCGCAACATATTATTGCGCAGAGGTCAATCCGGACACCGGCAAATATGAGACCTCTGATGTCTGGTACACCGGCTGCAAGTGGCGATGCCAGAAAACTGGCACGCACACTGTTCCTCGGTGGAACAACACCGACTGGGCAATGATTGAGGGCAATCCGGCATTCTCAGTTGACTTCCTTGAGGACGAGACTGTCTATGACTTCGACTGCTTCCGCGCACCTCTGACCATCGTCGCTACGCTCTACGGCCAGGACGTGACAGGCGATATCCTGGAGTCTGATGTCGCCTGGACTCGCTATACCGAGGACCGCAACGGCAATCAGAGGGTCACAAGTGACAATATCTGGGCGCTAGAAGTTGGATCCAAGGCTGGCAAGGCGATAGTGCTCACGCAATCAGACCTCTCTATAGATAGCGAGGGCGTTCCGCCTAAGATTCGATTCACGGCTACAGTCAGGTTACGCGACGGTCTTGGTAAGGAAGTCAACCAGGATTCCGTCACAGTAGAATATAATTAATTGCGAAAAGCATGAAATACAAGAAAATAGACATTAAGTACACGCCTCTTCAGATTAATTTATCACAATCTGTCTCAGGCAGTGTAACGCTAGAGCAGACCTATGATGCTGACCAGAATGAGTATTCTCCTAATTATGAGCTGACGCCATGCGCATTGCAGCCTATCATCAGCATTATAGACAGAGATGGCATCCTCAAAAACGGTCGTGTCAACAGCGTGCTGACTGATATCGCCTGGTACAGGGTGGAGAACGGAGTAGAGGGTAATGCGTTGGTAACTACACCTAAAAAGTATGTTATCACATCGTCCGGCAATGATGCCGGAAAACTTCTGTGGTACATCAACGGAGCACCGCAGAAGCCGATATTGCTCAGATTCAAGGCGAAGTTCCTGGATACCCGAACCAACAAGGTTCGAGACATCACAATGGACTACTCCATCAGATGCAAGAATGGAACCATTTACAAGCCGACGCTGCTGTTGTCAAGCGGTGACCGCTACTACAATCCGCTTCGTGACACAGACAAGCAAATCATCAATGCCTCCTTGCGAATAGGCACAGAAGAGTGCGCTAAGAGCAAGCGTCAATTTGTTTGGGAGATTCTGAGAAGTCGGGGGCAATTCTCGGCAATTACTGCAGACGACCTGGAGATCAAGATATCAGAAGACGGTGCATCCGTTACGCTAGACCGCTCTCTGATGGGCAAGCGCATCTGCATCCGCTGCCGAGCCAAATACTCTGCAGCAGGCAATCCAGCTAGCGTTGAACTCAACGATGCAACTCCGTACAAGATTGTCAACATCGTCCGTAGGATTCCGTTCTATGACTACGATATGATAGACCTCGTTGACGAGGTGCTTCCGGGAACGAAGTTGGTCAATCCAAAAGCTACTATCTTCGACAATCAAGGCGATATCGAGAACCCAACAAGAGAGCTGCAAGTCCTATGGTGGATGGCTCCGAATAATTCTATCAATTTCGAAAATCCTGTTCTCGTTGGCCATGGCATGGAGCCAGCAGTACCAACAGAACTGCTAGACCCTGGCAGAGGGGCTATCCTCGCCATGGAAGTGAAGGATCTCAATCCTCTTGCTTTAGCCATGGACGCAGACGGCAAGGTTTTCGTGGATGCAGACGGCAATCCATTTATTTTTCATTAATTAAATTTCATAGACATGGAAAGATACATCAAGGCGAACCGCAAGGTCGTGGAGTTCCTCCAGCTGACCGAAGACAGAACAGAGTTGCAGGATGGCAACTTCATCCTCTGGTGCCAGGACATTCTGCCACTCGGAGATCCAATTGAATTCGAGCGTACACTATCAAACATAGGTGCTATTGCCATGGACGGCAAGACGGCATACAAGGAACAGAAAGGCGAGGTGTGCAACAAGCTGCCAGTAGCTACAGACAGCAGATTCATCATGAGAGAGGAGGGAGAAAATGAGTAGCGCAAGTAAATCGGTGAACATCACGTTCATCCAGAAGATGGGAACCTTCACCCCATCTATCCAGTCTCCGGACGGAGATCTCTATCAGGAGTATCAGAAGAACGGTGACGTGGTCACCGTCTATCCTGACTTCTCTAAGACTCAGCCGAAGCTCTACTTCGTTGTCATCTCTTCCCGTACTGCGGATGGCGCCACAACGCCTGTATCTATGAAGTTCTACTTTAACGATACGGAGATTCCGTTCAATAGCGCAGGCAAGTCAACAGGCCTCTTCGACGGTCTCTTTGAGATAATCAGACCAAGCGCTTCACAGTTCTATTGGGGCTTGAAGATCTGCAATAACTTGGTCAAGGCTTCAAATTATTCTGCTATTAACATCAAGATGGTGGGATCCGTCTCTGAGAGATCTAATCAGCAGGAGATCACCGATGAGGTGCAGGCTGTATATAAGATACCAGTCGGCCCATACACCGGTGTAGCCTATCGAGTCTCAATCAAGGCACCGGCAAACGATACGCATAACTTTGTCCTTAGCAGCAAGGATGATAGCTGCCAGCTTGAAGCAAAGGTGACGCAGGGCAACGAGACTCTGACAACTGGCTTGTATTACAAGTGGTATAGAGCAGTTAACAGTATAACCGGCTGGGAGGAGATTGCAGGAAAAAATGACAAGACTATCACGGTCAAGGCAACTGAAGTCGATTGCACCCGTGAGTACATGGTTGAGGTGTACAACAACAAGAGCATGAGCAAGGACAACATGTTAGGCTTCGACTTCCAGACTGTTATCGACGCTTCTGATCCTTATGACATTGAGCCTAACCCTACTCCGGTAGATGAGTCTATAAATGAGAGCGAGGTAGGCAATGGCAGTGTAACCTATACACCGAGATTGATTGTCAGAGGCAAGTCTGAGACCGTTGAGACTAAGTTCTATTTCACGCTGAAGTCAGCGTCAGGCGTTGTTCTCAATACCGAGGCCTCTCGCAAGCCTACAGTCCAGCTGAGTTCGTTCGCAGTGACAAGAGCAGACTGCATTCACGCAGGGTACAGCAACGTAGCATTAACAATTCAATCGGTTAAATAGCCTATGAGTGTTATAACAAGAGTGATTAAGTTTCTCCGCGTCGGTGTCGGCATATCCAACACCGATGTGGAATATGCCGAGTCTAAAAGTCAGACAACTGCACCTACAGAGGGATGGCAGACAACTGCACCCAAGTGGCGCAAAGGGTACTACATCTGGAGCAGGACACACATCTACTACACAGACGGTGACGAAAAGGTTACAACACCTATGTGCCTGTCTGTAGCCAGGAGCATCGACCGCATCGAGGAATACTACTACTCTTCGACATCGCCAACGGCCATCACCGGAGGCGAGTGGGTCAAGAGTAAGTCGCCAACATGGGTGAGCGACAAATACATTTGGTCTAAGTCCATCATTTACTACACAGATGGAACCTCTACGGAGACTACTCCTATATGCTGTACTGGTGGCATAGGACCGCAGGGTAAACCAGGCAAGGATGCCATCAACATACAGATGTCAATGCCGACAATCGTCCACAAGAAATCTAAATTTGCCGGAACGTATGCTGTTGACGTGAGAGCTTACAAAGCAGGAGTTGAATTAGATTGTTCTGTCAGTGTGGAAGTTCCATCTAATTATGCCAGCTCTGTTAAGGCTAATGTGATTAACAACGACAAAGGGAAGAGAGTTATTGTAGTGATAGCAGCGAATATTGATGTCTATACCAATTTAGCTGTCGCAGTCAAAGTCGAGAATGTTACATACAAGTATACGATACCAGTCAAGACAATAGCCGATGGCGAGGATGGCAAGAGAGGCGAAACCGGTGCAACTCTCCGTGGCCCGCAATCTTGGGCGAACTGCGGCAATGGCTATAGCTTCGAGTCTGGAGCATCGGGCGAGGAGTGGAAAGATGTCGTTATCTACAACTCCGGCTATTACAGCTGCATCAAGAGTCATATCAAGACTGCGAACAACTTCCCAGGCAGTGATGAGGACCAAAACAACCATTATTGGAGGCTGGGCAGCCCAATAGAAATGGTAATTGCCAAAATCATCTTGAGTCAATATCAGCTTGTTGAAAACCTGGGAGTCAAGGTCATCGAAATGTCGGATGAGCAGGGCAACATCGTCTTCCTAGCGAAGGACGGTGACGTAATTTGCAACAAAGGTACTTTCAATGGCATTAAGGTTACAGGCGATAGCGAATTTAGCGGGACCATGAAAGGCGTAAGCGGAAGTTTCAAAAGTCTAAATTGTGTGGATAATAGCGGCAAAATCGTGGGCAATATTACCTTTGGAAGCGATGGGCGAATGTGGTTTGATGGCGATATGTACAGCCAGGGCTACAACAGCGAAAAAAAGCGAAGCAACCGATTTTACACAAGTGACGTACTTTGCCGTGGAATGTTTGGGCACAGGGAAAAGATTATGGCTGTCGTTAAAGGTGCATATATGTATGTGTATTCAAAAGGAGCGGATCAGACAGGAACGTATGTAAGCCTCAAAACAGGCAAGACCTCAGATAATAAGACTTTCTACTACGTACCGCTTTACAGCCCATCAAATACTGACGATTTGTCGGGTATGCCTATCGACGTTGTGGTTTTTAACGCCCCATCAGATTACTATTATGCTTTTTCGGGCATGGGCAATGGTAAGGAATGGAGAGTTATTAACGGGAACGACAGACAGACGGTACATTTTTGCGACATTGGCGGTTGGCATGAATTAGTAGGCGGTGCATCTGTAAATTGTGTGTACGCAAACCCTGAATGGCTAAACCCAGTACCAGACAAATCCGGTATAGGAAGAGGTGTATTTTGGACTGGAGAGAAGGATTTGAATTGGTAACTATAATATGTAACATTTTTAACATAAATAATTATGGAAGGTAAAAAATTCAATTCGGTGACTAAAGTCACAACCGTCAACAGCAATCAGAGTGTACTGCTGACCGACCAGAATGGCAATGTCACTACAATCGGCATGGATGCGCTTAAGGCTGACCTCTCTGTAGGTCAGCATGCGTGGTGCGGCCGTGTGTGGAATATAGCGAACGGTACACCGAAGGCTGCAACAACCATCGGTTCGCTCGAAATCCTCAGAGAGTTACCTTATGCGCTCGGTCTTGGTGCATATCTCGTGCAGAACGACCACAGCCGCAAGAAGCTCGACAGCAAGGATCATCACAAATATGCGACCGGAGCACCTGCCAAGCTCGATGGTACAGAAGGTCACTATCAGTGGGGCTGGGGACGCAAGTTCTACATAGTAATCAAGGAGGTAGGCGGTCTGCACTACGAGCAGATAGGCTTGAAGCCAATCCCTGGCGAGTTCAACTACGAGATACCTATTGCCAGCATGTCAGCAGCAGGCTTCGCTACAATCGAGCGCAGCACTGGCCGCATGGTCAGCTATCTGAATAACAGCACTAACTACCGTGGAGGCAACAACGATGCGACTCTGGATTCAAAGAACCGCACATTGCTGGGCAAGCCGGCAACTAACATGACTTCTGAAGCATTCCGAGCTGCAGCCCGAAAAAATGGCAAGGGGTGGCTCTCTACGTCAATGAGACACACGACAGTTATCAGCATTCTGTTCAGCGTGATTTTCGGCTCTCACTACGTCCAGAATACCTACAATGCAAACAAGGATGCTAATGGCCTCTACCAGGGTGGTCTTGGCATGGGCACGACAACCATGCCAAACTGGGATACCTTCAACTCGTACAATCCAATTCTGCCAATGACCGCAGGTACAGAGTTGGGTGATGCCTGCGGAGAAGGTACCTATGCAGTGAAGGATGACGCAGGCAAAACCGTCTATACTGCCAAGATTCCATGCTTCTTCGGCCTGAAGCATCCATTCGGCAACCTCTGGCGCCTCATGGATGATGAGCAGTGTCGAGTCAATGCCGACAACTCCATGACGCACCTGGTTGCGCCATCAATCTATGGTACGTGGACGCTCGGATCTGCAACTGGCATGAAGGCGATGAGCAAGTCACCAGGCAAAGGTGCAGGCTTCATCACACGCCTCTCCTTAGACAATCTCGAGAATTTCCCGACAGCAATTGGCGGTACAGAGTCAACCTATTGGACTAGCTACTTTTGGAACAGCGTAGAAGGTACATCCGGTTTTCGCGTCTGCCGCCGTGGTGGCTCTGCCTACAGTGGTGGTCAGTGTGGTCTTTCGACGCTCCTCGTGAGCCATGGTGTCGGTGATGCCCATGCGAGCATTGGCGCGGCCCTCTGCGAAGCAGCAAGCGAGTGGTCTTTGGAACCAGTGTATTACGAAGCGGCCTAGCGTGGGCAAGGTGGACAGGGT